AAATTTTGCTACAGACTTATATCAGGTCGTACGAGGTGTACTTCCCGAATCGCAACTAGTACATTTAGATTTAGAATTTGAGCTAATGCGAAAATTGCAATACATGGCAAATGGACAAAGTGAAGATAATAAATTTGCATTTAATGATTCTCAAATACCTAATAGTTTTTCTTATTATGCTGCTCTACCCTTTGAAGCATTATCTATTCAACTTCAACCTTTAATGGAAGAAATTACAGGCAAGAAGTTATATCCTACATACACGTATGCAAGGATTTACTATAATGGTGCAACAATGGCCATACATAAAGATAGACCAAGTTGTGAATACTCAACAACTATGAATGTTTCAATAGATGAGGATCCTTGGGAAATTTGGTTTGAAACTTTGACTGGTGAGAAAAAAGCAATTAATTTATGGCCAGGTGACCTTATTGTGTATAAGGGTGATACTTTAAATCATTGGCGTGACGAATATAAAGGTCAGAGGCAAACACAAGCATTTTTACATTATGTAAATAAACATGGTAATTACCGTGACTATAAATGGGATCATAGGCCATATATCGGTACTGGAGCGAATTCAAGGAAAACAAATTGAGCACATTAAAAGAATTGACAGCTGAGGTTCACGCAGAAGCAGAATCTCAGCCATTTATAAAATCCATATTTGCCGGCAATGTAGATAAAGGTAAATATACAGATTATGTTTATCAACTATTTCATGTATATGGTCTAATGGAAATATTAGCTTCCAAGCATAATATATTTGACGACATGGAAGATCTTAAAAGAGCAAAATTAGCACAAAAAGATTGGGCTGAGCTATGCGAAGATCTTACAACTACTGTTTTTAATATTAGACCATCTACTCTAAAATATCTACAATACTTAGATAATATTAAAGATGATCCTAAGAAGTTATTGGCTCATGTATATGTTAGACACATGGGTGATATGTTCGGAGGACAACAACTAGCTAAGTTAACTCCAGGTAATGGGCATATGTATAAATTTGAAGATATTCCTTCACTCATTAAAGCAGTAAGATCTAAATTAGATGTGTCTTTAGCAGATGAAGCTATTATAGCCTTTAAACATAACATTGAAATGGTAAAAGAATATAATGATTGAAATGTTCCCGCAAGCACAAGCTTTTGCCACAGAACTTATAGATAAATTTAAATTATATAGTACAGAAGAAATTAATCCTAAATATTCACATACTGATGTGGACTTTTCCTGGAGTAATTATGTCTGGACTGACAAAAAGTTTAGAAGAGCTCATATAGAAATTGTAGACGCATCTGCAACTAAAAAGATGTGGGTTATGCATATGTGTATCTTCCCCCATTATAATTGCCCTGATCCTATATTTGGATTCGACATAGTTTGTGGTCAAAGTAAAATTACTGGGGCATTTCATGATTTTTCTAAAGTCGGCGATTCATTTTTATATGAATGGTACCAGACTAAAATGTCTAAACTAAATTGGACTAAGCCTAGACAATTACCAGATTGGGCATTACAAATTTTTAGTCCGAATATGCTGGCTGCAGGCAATATACAAACCCAAGAAGAATTAGATCAACTTAAAAATAATGTTATTGACAATTTAAACTTTTATCTATATAATGTAGGAGTGCCCTATGCGAATAAAGATTATTCCGAGGAGCACAATCATTATTGTAGGTTTCAGAAAAAGAATCCTCACACACCAGCAATGATGGTCAATTTTGGTGTGGATAGAGATACGTTCATGAATTTTATGGATGACGTATTATTCCAGGAAAAGGTATGAGCGAAGAATTACAATACATTTTAACAGATAGTTTAATCATAACTAAAAAGTTTAGATCCCCTAACGAATTTTCACTTTACATTGAGGGAAGAGTTGCGGCACAGGATATTAGTTATATGGAAGCAATAATTCAATATTGCGAAGAAGTAGATATAGACATTGAATCTATTTCCAAATTAATAAACCAATCTTTAAAAGACAAAGTACAAATAGAAGCAGAAGACGGCAACTATTTTAAAAAGAGAGGGAAATTACCCCTGTGACTATGGATGAATACTCAGTGTATAAAATGTATATAGCTTTGAAGTTACATTTTACTACCGACAATTATGATGTTATAGCTCAAAGAGGTAAAGTAAGAGCTAGCCGACAAGCTTTCGCAAAACGTAAAGATTTATATTCAATTAAAAAGGTATCCAAAACATATACAGATGAAGAAGTTGCTAATTTCCTAGTTGCTAATTTTACATCAGGAGATCGTTGGGGCGGACTATTTGATTCCGAGGCAAGTGAGCGATATGCCGAATGGAAGAAGCGAGTCGAAAGTTTAACTTATATTTTTACTAATGATTTGGATAAATTACTTGAGGATTTAGAAACAGATAACAAACAATTTGACGATGCTTTTAAAATCACAAAAGCACAGCATCCATATATAATTAAAGCATTTCTTAGAAAAACGATAACACTGGAAACTTTAGTTATATTAGAAAAGATTAATCCCTTTCTAATACACTTTGACACAGATCTCATCAATGACATTATGTGGCCAGATATATCAAGACTGATAAGAAAATACAAACCATTTTTACAGTTTGATAAGGAAAAGTTTAATGGAATACTTAGACGAAGAATTGGACATAACATCGCAGAAGATTCTGCGTCTTGAGAAAGAGATTGAAGTGACAAGAGAATTATTAGGACAAACTATTGAGTCATTAAAAGAGACTCAAAGGTATCTGGTAAAATTGGCATATAATCAGGCAGACGTTACACGCAAGGTCTCTCATTGGCCATTCATTGCAGTTTCGTCAGAGAAAGATAATTGATAGGAGTTTTTAAAATTTCAAAATGAGCAAGAAAAGATATAATGATATCGAACGAGACAAGGAAACAAAGTTTCGGGCAATTAAGAAGAAAAATGCTATAGACAAGCATAAGAATCTTATATATAATATTGCATCAGCTAAGAAATTAGATGATGACAATGGAGAGTTAGATTATGATTATGCGACAGTACTCAAAATCAAACGACGTTAATACTAAACATACAATTTATACACCGCTAATACGAAAGGCAAATTATGGCATTCACATCACTATCTGATCTAAGAAAATCCCGCGGCGGATTTGACTCCCTCATGAAAGAGGTAGAAAAGATCGCAAACCCCCAAGCAGAATCACGTGGCGCAGATGATCGCTTCTGGTCTCCAGAAGTAGACAAAGCAGGCAACGGTTATGCTGTCTTACGATTTTTACCTGCACCTAAAGGCGAAGACTTGCCTTGGGTTAGAGTTTGGAATCATGGATTCCAAGGTCCAGGTGGAAAATGGTACATCGAAAATTCTTTAACTTCTGTAGGTAAAGCAGATCCTGTATCTGAATATAATACAGAACTTTGGAACTCTGGTTCTGAAGCAAATAAAGAAATTGCTCGTAAACAAAAGCGTAAGCTAAGTTACACAACTAACATCCTTATTGTTAAAGATCCGGCTCATCCAGAGAATGAAGGTAAAGTATTCCTTTACAAATTTGGTAAGAAGATCTTTGATAAGATTAAAGACATGGCTGAGCCACAATTCCAAGATGAAAAACCAATCAATGTGTTTGACTTCTGGGAAGGTGCAAACTTCAAATTGAAGATCCGTCAAGTTGAAGGATATCGTAATTATGATAAGTCAGAATTTGAAGCGGCAAGTCCTGTTGCTGAAGATGATGCTGATATTGAGAAAATCTGGGCTAAGCAACATTCATTGACACAATTCTTGGATGAAAAACACTTCAAGTCTTATGACGAATTGAAGAAGAAATTCGAAATGGTTATGGGATTGAATGGTTCAGCTGTGCCCGGCAAGCGCGCTGAAGAAATTGATCTTGACGAACAAGTATCAGCTCCAAAGCAAAGCTTTGCACCAAAGACAGAAAAGGCACCTGTTAAGGCGCCTGCTAAGGAAGTAGACTTTGAAGATGACGATGAGTCATTATCCTACTTCGCAAAATTAGCTGAAGATTAAAATATCTTTTTTTAATTTGACCCCGCTTCGGCGGGGTTTTTACTTATCCGTAAACAGAATCGTGCAATCTGCCATTATTCCTAAAATAATCATTAACTGCTGTAGATTGATTTCTAGGAGTAGCCGAAGAAAAATTCGCGGAAGAATCTGATTCTGATACTGCATTAGTAGTATTGTTAACAATAATAGGAGCACTAGATTTATTTTCAGATACTAATTCAGCTCTTTGATCTGTAACTTCTTTCATCAAACTGCTACTTTGTAGTTTTTGTGCTGCTATTTTTTTATAATCTTCAGCAGTTATAGGTGCCTTCATACCTGGACCAAAACCTAATTTTTTGGGTTGTTCTTTTTTCGCAATTTCATCAATTTTATTATCTATTGCTCTCACTTGCGCTTGCGATGGGTTTTCTTCTCTCAATCCTATCTTTTTATCGGGTGACTCCGGCACGAATTCTTTTTGTCTGGCCTCTTCAAGTAATGCATCTTCTTCTTCCTGGGTGTGACCTGCATCAGAAGAATATGTTGCTAACGACAACGCACCACCCGCCTTTAATACTCTTTTAGCTATTCCGGCAGCTCTTGAGGCGGCTGCACCTGCGGCGCCACCCGCGGCTGCATTCTTTGCTACTGTGGATAGTGGCGTAGGTATTATTGGAGGTAAACCTGGACTATCTAAATTAGAAATGGAATTATTTAATAGATCAAATCCCTCTCTTAAACTATCTTTAAAGATTTTCCCTAATATATCAAATTGCGGTTTAAGTGATTTTCCTACAGATACTCCAATCTGATCTGGTACTTTATTACCACTAAAACTTATTTCATTATCTGTTTCTAATTTTTCTTTCGGTAAAAATAAAGCAGGTGTTTGTTTTTCTTTATTAGTCTTTACTTTATTATTCTCTTTCTTTTCTGGAATAATTTCGTTTGTTTTTTCCGTTATATTATTTTCGGGTTGTTCTATATTTTTTAGATTATCGGTTAAGTTGTTTATACTAACGAATGTTTTATCTGCTATAGATTGTAATGCTTTAGTATGTTCTAACATCTGTTCCTGATATTTAGATGTAGTAACCATATTACTTAGTATATCTTTTAATACCCCATTCTCATCTTTTGGTTTTTTATCTTTTAATGAAGGTTCTCTTGACTTATCTATAGGTTTGGATTTTTCTTCGTTAAACTTATCTTTAATAGAACTAAACCTGTTGACTATAAAATCATTAAATTTATCAGAAATTTTATCGAACGCCATTCCAGGAATGTCACTTACTTTAGTATCACCCTTAATTTGATTTTTTTCTTTTTGATCAATCTTTTCTAATTTTTCGTTAGACCGCATTTGTCTTGTTACCCTATCAACTAAGGTTTCTAAGACTTTGGATTGTCTATCTATTTGTTCACCTTGCTGTTTTAAATTTTCTAAAACACTTCGATCTGCAGCAGTTAGCGATTGTGGGTTTGTGGGTAACATTATTGATTATTCCTAAAATTCTTTTGTTTTATTTTTTCATTTTCTTCATTGATCTTTGTAATAATTAATGATATATACGTGTCTCTTTCCCATGGTATCATATTTTCTATTTCTGTAAGAGAGTAATTATATTTGGTTATCAGAGTAGAATTTAACGTAAAATAGTTTAAAAGGCCCTCATGGGAAAGGGTCAGACGAAAAAATTTTGCAGACCCTCCAGAGTCATAGTATTATGTGTTCCGCATTTATCGCAATCTTGTTCTATATGTTGTACTAATTTAGGCATAGTTAAAAAGAAATTTT